CATGTGGTTCGATGCTCTATTACGGTGGCGGGCACGCTGATTACTACGGCTCTGAGGTGATCCAGTTCGACATCTGCGGGCTGCGTTGGTCACGACTCAGCGATCCGTACCCAAACCCCGTCTTCCCCTATGCCAATGGCACCTATCCGGACGGCTCGCCGAGTCCGCCTCATACGGAATCAGCCGTCAATTACATCCCCGACACTCACGAATTTGTAGTGTTGTTGGGGCAGAAAGCCATCGCCCCGGTATGGGTGCCTGGCGTGTGGCTGTTCAATGTCCAAACAAAGAAATGGCGCGGCCCTTATTCACAGACCGGAGCACAATCAGGTTTCAGTGCATGGGACAGCGGCAATAAGCTCTTATTTTGGCAAGCCTACAGCGGCAAGCCGGAAGCTGAACGGAGATTCCAATCATTCAACCCCGTTACAAACAAGGTGAGCGAGTATCAAGCCAGCGTTGATTCGCAGTTGAGTAACGGCGGCACGCTGATGGGTTATGACCCGGATGCCAAGGTTCTAACGACGCTGAATATCTACATCAACAGCGTATACAACTGGACGCAGATAGCCGAACGAGATCCAGCCACTCCTGCGGTGAATTGGAAGCGCGCCAAGGTAGTTAATTGGCCGGCTGAACTCTCGGGCCAAGGCACGATGCGCTGGTCTCCGACGAATCAGGCCTGGATCGTCTGGATGGATCTTAAAAAGAACGGCCAAGTATTCAAGCTCAAGCGCACCGTCGTCGCGGGAGAGCCAACCTACACTTGGACGCTATTGACGAGCACAGCAAACACCAACGTCCTAATCGGCGAGATAGGGTGGGGCAGTTACAATAAGTTCGGCCTGACTCAAGTCGGCAATTACGAGATATTGATAGGGCAGACAGACCTGGCCCATGGGGTATGGGCGTTTAAACTTCCTGGAATTATTACGACGCCACCATCTCCGGTTCCTACGCCATTACCCGGAGAAGCAGTGCCCGCTTCCTGCCTGCCAATCCTGCCCGACTATCAGGCGCTCCCGTTCTGCCCGGTGAGCGCTAGCTATCCCGTCTACAACAATACGGTTGTTAATGTTCCAGGTGGATGCCCGGTTGCGGACGCCATTGTGTGCGAAACGTTCACCGGTGGCGTGGAAGGAACCCTTACGCAAGGCAGCGTAGGCAAGCCATATATCGATCAGGGCGAGCTTGTATTGGACTTGCCATCAAAGAGCGGCAGCAGCCCGAATGGTGGCTTATTGGAGACATTCACCCCGCTCAAGGATGGCGATTTCCTGGCCTTCAGTTACAAGATCAAGGTGGACAAGGCTACGGCTGAAGGCACATGGCCAGGACGCAAGGAGTGGATAGTCGATGCGTCTCCCGGTGGATGTGTAGGCCAATCCCTAGTCCAGTCCCACTACACCGAACGGCCAACCCTACTAGCTCCTTATGCCGCTTGTGGCGGAGTTGGATTCGCTTACACAAATCCTGATGGCACTGGACAGATGCAGGGCTGGCCGGGTGGGGCGATTGATTGCACCTATGCAGCCAAAGGACTGAACGATCTAAGCAAGTGTGCGGTGACAGTTCCCGACATCTGGCAAACCTACTACGTCGAAATGAAGATCGGGCACTACGGGCAGCCTGATTCGACGGTGAATATGTGGCAGAAGAACGGCGCAGGTATTTGGAAACAATACGTGCGCACCACAACGCACGTCTTTGAGACTGGCAATGGATTCGACCGGCTTGGATTGGATGCCTATATGACAGGGCGTGACGTGACGATTGCCTATCCGGTAGGGCAGGTGAGATTCGATGACTTGATTATCGCTCGCCGGCCGTTCATGGCTGAAATTGGGGGCTAATGATGTATTGCACCCAGTGCGGAGCAGAAGCGAACGAAACCGAAGTTCTGATCCAGTCAAGTTTTGACATGGAAACGGGAAAGCAGAACACGTGGAAGCGCATAGCTTGTAGTCGCGATCCATGTCACATGAATCAGCATGTATGGCAAACGGCCGGCATATGGTGTGGAAGGTATCTTGTTTGCGAGAGATGCGGGCGCCGAGGGGAGTGGGAAGATTGATGCAAGCCCTAGACATAGACGACTTCCCAGGCCTAATGCGGGAATGGGCCGAATGGGTACACAACCTAGAAGGATTGGGGTATTCAGACAGTACGACGATCTGGCGGGCAGCAATGGGCAGCAGTGACGGGGAGTTTGCTAGCGCCATACCCCTTGGGATTAGGTTGCTGGAAACCCATGGCGCGCTAAGACGATTAATCAATGCTATGGACGCCCTAAGCCAAGACGACGACACCAAGACGCCGGTAAGCTGTGTCCAATGGCTATACCTATACGGTCCAGAAAAAGCCCTAGAGGCTTGGGGTAAGAGTAAAACCAAGTTCTATGAGGCGATTAGGACGGGGGAGATATTGATTCGGAGGGAGATAAAAAGGTGAGCGAGCAACTTAGACAAAGCCAATCTATTAGGGCGATTGCGTTAGAATGCGCGGTAAGGTTTCTGGATGGAGCGAAGAATCAACCGCTTTTCAAAAAATACGACGAGGAAACCGTTGTCTTTGTTGCTAAATATTTCGCTGATTGGATAGAAAACGGCGACGCTTGACAGTGCGCACTCATATATGCCACCCTCGCCATGGGTGACTGCTAACTGTATTGCTCACCCACCCAACCCGCCCCGCGCGGGTTTTTTATTGCCCAAAGGAATCTCATGCAGTGGAAGAACGCCTAGTCCAATCCATTCGTGCTGCTGTAGCCGAAGAACTAGACGCGCGCTCCCGCATTGATTCCACCACCCACAAAGCCCACCACGATTACGTTCAAAACCTCATTGAGTGCTCCATAAGACGACGAGAGATATTCGACGCCACAATCAAGCAGGTAGCGGGATGGGGGATTGTCGTGGCGTTAGCGTGGATCGGGTTGGCGGCTTATCAATCAGTCAGGTCAGCATTGCACTAATGAAATCAGGCATCAAAACCTCAGAATTTTGGGCAGTCGCGGCTGCTTCCCTGCTCACCGTCGCCAACCAAGGTTTCGGCCTTGGATTGCCGCCTGAAGCCATTACTACTTTCGCGGGATTGGCGGGGGCATATGCCGTGTCTCGTGGTTTAGCGAAGAAACCTAGCGCCTAATGTCAGCCCCCATGTCCTACGAAGAGGCGAACCGATTCGCCTCGACATGGGTAGACGAGACAAGCCGAAGCGGCACAGTCCAAAGCCTGTCCGAAAGGCTTGGTGTTACTGAGCGCACTACCTACAAAAAGAGGCGCGCGACGGAAAAGCTGTTAGGTAAACGACTTCCTTCCATGTCGGGTGGTGAGCCCCTTAAGTACGTTCCCCAAGCCACCCTAGATATTCAGGTTAGCGGGACAGTCCTGGTCGCCTCAGACTTGCACCACTGGCCCGATCACGAACCCTTCGCGTGGTTTATGTTGTGCGAAGCAGTCAAACAGTACAAACCCGCCGAGGTTTGGCTTAACGGCGACATATTCGATTGGGCCACGCTGAGATTCCCCCGCAAAGGGTGGGAAGAGCGCCCAACTGCTGCCGAAGAAATGGAAGCCGCAAGGGATAGAACCCAAGCCCTAACGAAAGCCTGCGACAAGGTTAAAGCTAAGAAGCGCGTCACCATGGGGAACCATGACGAGCGCTTCGATAAGTATCTCGCTCAACGAGCGGCAGACATTGAAGGCTTTCCTGGCTCTACCTTCGACAGCCAAATCGCCAATTGGGAGCAGGGATGGGAGCTTTACCATTCCCTCCGGGTGAACGAGCACATGATGGTCAAGCACTGTTGGCACGGGGGTGTTCACAGCGGCTATAACAACGTCCTTCGCTCTGGTGTCTCAATGGTAACGGGACATACCCACAAGCTGATTGCGCGCCACTGGAGCGACTATAGGGGCGTCCGGTGGGCTATAGAGACAGGGTTTATCGGTGAGCTTCATGGCCCGCAGTTTGGCTATGGTGACGGCAACCCCGCTGATTGGTGTCCCGGCTTTGCTGTTCTGCATTTCGACGGCCAGCACCTCGATCACGAGCTCATAGAGTGTCACTCCACGCAGGCCAGGATGAACGGGAAGTGGTTCTATCGGGATGATTACCCGTGTTCGCGGCAGTAGTCCGCCGAGCCCGTACAGAATCAGACAAAAACCATATTTCAGCCCTATATCGGGCGACGTTACCTGATACCACGATGCCCTCAATTGACGAGGGCGATTGGTGGCTTGCATGGGATGGCTCGAAAGCTATCGGGTTCGCAGGAATGCACCCATCTCAAGTCTGGACGAAGACAGGCTATTTCTGCGCTGCTGGCGTATTGCCTTCGCACCAAGGCCAAGGACTGCAAAAGCGGTTGATTAACGTGCGCCTCTCTCGTGCTGCTGTCCTGGGCTACGAGTGGGCGATCACGTACACCATGAAAGACAACTATCCGTCGATTAATAACCTCCTGGCTTGCGGGTTCAGGGCATACGAACCCCGCAAGAAATGGGCAGGAATCAAAGACGTGATGTATTGGAAGCGGAAGACATGAAGAAAAAAGGCAAAGGCAAGCCCAAGCCGAAACCGCGCTAATTGACTATTTCTATCAGCCCCTTATTGGGGCTTTTTCTTTAATGGAGAAACGAATAATGGCTCGAATCGATGAAGTACAAGCCGCTGCCGATGCTGCACTCACGGCAGTACGTGCGGCTAACGGAAAGACTGATCGCGTTATTCAGGCATTGGTTGACGTTCGCGCACAGCTTGCTGCCTTTCAAGGTGGCGCTGACCCCGAACGATTGAACGACGTAATCGCCACGCTGAATCAGGCCATCAACGAAGCCAATGAGCAGATGGCACAGGATGACGCGGCGGTGACTGCATGAGAGTCCTAGCGCTACTGCTATTCCTGGCCTGTAGCGCTGCTCAGGCTGGCCCTGTCACGATGTTCGGCCATCCCTATCCCTTTGTGCCGGGGGCGGGAGATAACGCTGTCACGGTGAATTCAGCGGGGCAGTTGACGCCTACGTTGTTGAGCGGCGAAGACCAGACGAACAGCGTGTTCAAGGTTGAGGGGCAGTTTAGTTACAAGGTTTGTACTTCCGATTGCCAGATCAGCGCAGCGGCGGGCTTTGTTCACACGATCACCTGCTCTACTCCGGCAGGCGCGGCTGTGGCCGCAGGCGCAATCACGTTGCGCAATGCCGCCACGGAAACCACGCCCATCGTGGCGACCATTGGCATCCCGAACAGCGCTTTTGCCCCGTTCACGCTCACGCTTGATACCGTGCTCGGCTTGACAGGCATGTATCTTGGCTATGACGGCTCAGTGGGCGCGGCAAGCTGCACGGTGTCCTATCGATGAGAGCGCTTGCCCTACTTCTTTGCCTGCTGTTTTCGCTTCCTGTTTGGGCGGCGACGGGTAGCGCTGCTGCTGATACGTGGTACATCCGTCCGTCTGGTACTTGCCCTAACAACGGTGACGGCCTTGCGTACAACTGCGCGGCTTCCGGCGGGGCAAGCGGCGCTTTCTCAGGCTTCAATAGTCTGATTAAGACCGTGACTGTTGGTATAGACGACGGTGATACGGTGAGGGTATGCGGTGATTTCGTTCAGGCTGACGCCGAAACCCAGTTTACCAATCAAGCCATGTTTGCAGTGGAGGAAGACGCGACAGCCGGCTCCCCCATCACAATCACTTCTGATTGCTCAGCGGCGGGGGGCGGAACTACTACGACTCTGACGAGTGACCGCACGAGCGGATCGCTTATTCGCACCTATGCGAACACTAACATTACTTTTGCGGGTACGTGGGTCTTGTCCGGCGCTAAAGATGCCGGGATTACGCTATATAACAACTCCGCCACTGATGCGACTGCGACGAAAAATATCCGAATTGGCAGCGGTATCACGATTAAAGATATCCACACAGGCGCATTAGCTCAGGGTATAGCGAGTAGCGGGAAAAATGTCACCATTGGCGACTATTCCACGACCGGCAGGAAAATGCATATCTACGACATTGGCGTAGATGGGATCTTCTTTTACTCTGCTGGCAGCGCATTTGTTGACGGTGTGACAATGGATCATATTTCTGTCGATGATGCCAATGGGGATTGTGTCCAGATCCAGCGAGTAACGGACGGTACTGTCGTCAATGACCTAGACTGCGACAAGACCAATCGAGACTCGAAGCAATGCGCGATTGTGACGTGCTCAAACGCAGGCAATGCCACTTGCGCTACTGGCGCAGACTTCACTCAGACGGTTTATGTAAAGCGTATGCAGTGCTTGATGGCGGGTGGTTCTCTCTCGATAGGCGCTTATGGGGAAGGGCAGTTTCATGTCGAGAGTTCTTACATCTCTAACCCTGGAACCTATGGAATAACTGGATCGCTAGACACCGGGTCAAAGCTATTTGCATCTGGCAACGTCGTGGTTGGCGCGATAACGGGCTGCATTGACGTTCACAAAACCGCCTTCGGCCCCGATGCAGACATTTACAATAACACGCTTGTGAACTGCGGTACTTACGGGATCAATGCGGCAGCCTCAACGCTCACTATCAATATTAGAAATAACAGCATCACCGGCACATCGGCTTACGGCATTTATCGTGGCGCGTCTGGAACCTCAGACAGTTATAACAACGTCTTTGGGCCTACTACGCCTTACTCTGATAACGGTGTAGCAGGCGCGGCAGGAACGGGAGATAAGGCAGCCGATCCATTATTCACCGGGACATCTGCATCATCGTATAGCTATCGGCTTTCTGCCGGCAGCACGCTACGCCGAGCCGGACTTGAATTGAACCTTGGGAATCTTCAAGACAACGGCAATCGTGCCTTTGCTCACCCCCCCTCTATGGGCGCATGGGAGGCGGCAAGTGGTAATCAGGCAGCAGCCAGAACCGCAAGGACAACCGCCACCGCGAGATGAACGGTGCCCATTACTTGGCGGCGGTGATTAGTTCCACCAAGCCGCCAAAACATATGAGGGCTAGAGATAGCCACGGTAGAACGATGAACAACGAAGAAATCGCAGGACTGCCCAAGGATTTGAACCTTGAGCGGCTAGTCGCTGAATGCCTCCGACTTAATGCCGATCCGCATAACGTGATCGCATTGGCGCTTACTGAGCACATGCGAAATCGGGCGGAAGAATCAGGCATGACGATGAAGGCGCAGGCCGATCTAGCGTGGAAGCTGGTGGATAAAGCCAACGCCTCGCAGCAGTCTATTAAACACACCGGGGAAGTGAAGCAGGAAGTCCGCCTGATTATCGAGGGCTGATGGATATTCGGTATAGCTACCGGGAAGCGCCGACTATCAAGGCATTCTCGGAGTCTACAGCCTTCGTTAGAGGATTGATGGGGCCATTCGGCTCTGGCAAGTCTTCGGGGTGCGTGATTGAGATCGTCCGCAGGGCGCAGATGCAGGTGCCAAACGAGCAGGGTGTTAGGAAAAGTCGATGGGCGGTAATCAGGAATACTTATGGGCAGCTTCGTGATACGACCATCAAGACATTCCACGAATGGCTACCGCCTGAGCATTTCGGAGAATGGCGAGCTACTGATAAGGATTATCTCATTACCGCGATACCGGGCTGCGAGATCGAGGTCATGTTCCGAGCGCTTGACCGGCCTGACCATATCAGGAACCTCCTCTCCTTGGAGCTTACGGGCGCATGGGTGAATGAGGCCAGGGAAGTCCCCTGGTCAATCATTGACGCCTTACAAGGGCGCGTAGGCCGCTACCCGAAGAAGTCTGATGGTGGGGCGACATGGTTTGGAATAATCATGGACACCAATCCACCCGATGATATGTCGGGGTGGTATCGATACTTTGAAGAAGCGAGGCCCGATAACGCGGCTATCTTCAAGCAGCCATCGGGCTTGGCAGAAAATGCCGAGAACATGGGGAATCTGCCCCCCAATTACTACACGAACTTATCGAAGGGCAAAGACCCCGAGTTCGTCAAAGTCTATGTTGGGGGAGAGTATGGATTCATCATCGAAGGCCGCCCGGTTTACTCCGAATACTCTGATTCGATCCACTGTAAACCTTGTTCCCCTATCAAGGGCAAGCCTATTCGTAGGGGCTGGGACTTCGGTTTAACACCCGCTTGCACGTTCTCTCAGGTGCTCCCGTCAGGGCAGTGGATTGTGTTCGACGAAATGACATCGGATTCGATGGGGATAGACCGATTCTCCGATGACGTGTTGAAGCATTGCGCCCAAGAGTATCAGGGCTGGAAGTTTGACGACTTCGGCGATCCGGCCGGCTCACAACGAGCGCAGACAGACGAGAAGACATGCTTTCAAATCTTGCAAAACAAGAATATCGGGATCATTCCCGGCGAGCAGACGGAAACGATACGCATTGAATCCGTCAAGAAACCCTTGAACACCATGATTGCGGGGAAGCCTGCGTTTCAACTCGACCCGAAGTGCAAGCTACTTCGCCGAGGGTTCATGGGTGGTTACAGATTCCAACGTATGCAGACGAGCCAAGAAAAGTACCACGAGCACCCTGAGAAGAATGCCTATTCCCACCCCCATGACGCTTTGCAGTACGACGCAACCAAGCTCTTTGGTGCTGCGCTTACTCGCACTGAGACTGATTGGGAACCCCTCAAGTATGACAATCGAGGCATTGTTTAATGGGTAATCACGACGGAATCGCGAGGCTCATTAGGGATGTCGCCGCTAATGGATGGACAACCCATGCCGCCTGTTCGGTACTTGGTGGTGTCTCTATGACTATTTTAGTCATGTCATTGGCTTTGTGGTTCATCGACAGGGCCGCGAACGAGGATATTTATTAATGGCGCTTAAGAGCGGCGTTCAAGTCGCATACATAACGGCATTTGAAAGCATCCCGCTGGCCGTTGAATTGCCTGACTTAAGCCAATTCGACTTGCGCACCAAGACAGGCAAGGAAGCGCAGGAACTTATAGAGATGGCGCGTGGCTTTGATGCTCTGAGCAAGTTGGCGTTCGTCCTTGGAAAGAACAGCATTAAGGAACTTTTCGCATAATGGCTAAGCTGACAGATGATGAAATTCTGTCGATCTGCTTATCCGAAATGGAGAATGCCTCTGGACAGGGCGATCTGTCCAAAGAACGCAAAGAAGCGATGGATCGCTACCTCGGGGAAGACTACGGCGACGAAGTAGACGGGCGCTCCAAAGTCAAAACCCGCGAGGTTATGGAAACCGTCGAGGGCTTAATGCCTTCCCTGATGCGGATCTTCGCCGACGAAGAAAACCTTGTCATGTTTCAGGCCCAAGGCCCGGAAGACGAACCCCAAGCCGAGCAAGAGTCTGACGTTGTATCGCACGTCTTCTGGAACGAGAACCGGGGCTTCTTCAACTTGTATTCCTTTTGCAAGGACGCCTTACTCTCAAAGGCTGGCATCCTCAAGGTATGGGCAGATAAGAAGTACGGCCAAGAACGGGAGGAGTACAACGGCCTCGATGACATGCAGTTGGGCCAGCTTCTCGACGAAGACGACGTTAAGAGGGAGGTTGAAGAATACGAGATAACCGAAGGCGGTCACAACGTCGTATTCAAGACGGATTGGGAAACCGTCAAGATATGTATAGAACCGTTCGCCCCCGAAGACTTTGGCACGTCTAACGATGCCCGCTCGCCTTACGTTGCGGATTCTCGTTTCAGTTGGGCACGTCACCGTAAAACCGTCGCTGAACTTCTTAACGAGGGGTACGACGAGGACTTCCTGCTAGCCCTGCCTACCGACGAGGAAGTATCGAGCAGCGAAACAACCGCACGTCGCAATCTGTCAGACGAAACCTTCACCGGCCAGTCTCAGAATTCCATGATGCGGGTTATCTGGGTAACTGAGTGTTACCTGAAGATAGACCGGGATGACGACGACATCGCCGAACTCCTGAAGGTAACGATAGCGACAGGCGCTTCAAACGGTTCTAACGGCAAGCTCATGGATGTCGAGGAAATCGACGCCCATCCGCTGTTTTCAACTCCTGCGATAATCATGACGCACAAGTTCAACGGGCTTGCCCCCGCTGACATTGTGAAAGATATTCAGCAGATTAGTACCGTCCTGCTGCGTCAGGTATTGGATAACACTTACCTCGCTAACCAGTCCCGCACGGCAGCAAACAAGGACTACGTTCATATAGAAGACTTGCTAACTCGTCGTCCTGGCGGGGTGGTGAGAACGAAGGGAGACCAGCCCGTTCCCAATGTCCTAATGGAGATGCCCGCCGCTCAACTCCCGCCCCAGACCTTTGAAGTCTTCAACATGCTGGACGAGCGCCTAAAGAGGCGTACCGGGGTGGGCGACGAAGTAGCAGGGTTGGACGTTTCAGCCCTGTCCAACCTGAATACAGGCGTTGCGGCGATGGCCTTTGAAATGGCCCGCAGCAAGGTGGAATTGTTGGCTAGGGTAATAGCAGAAGTGGGATTGAAGCCCCTCTTTCATCACATCCACGAGCTGATGTCGAAGAACGGGTATAAAAAGAAGGCCATGAAGCTTCGCGGCCAGTGGGTTGAAGTAAACCCCTCCGACTGGAAAACCCGCACTGACTCGGACGTGATGGTGGGTATCGGCAAGATCAGCCGTGAGCGGAGAATCATGGGCTTTCAGGCCATTGCCGAGAAGCAAGATGCTTTAGTAGCAGCCGGCGCAATGGGCACGCTTGTCCTTCCTCAACACATTTACGAATCCAACCGTCAATGGTGTCGTGCGATAGGGTTTGAGCCGTCCCAGTTCTTCCAAGACCCAAGCCAATTACCTCCACCTCCTCCCCAAGCCCCCAGCGCGCAGGACAAGCTTA